GGACGACTGTTTAATCTACGAGTCAGTTCTTCTTTACCAGGAATAGGAAATACTACAGCGATCATTTCGTACCCGGGTAACATATTAAATTTTTTAATTCTACTTGCTACGGTAACACTAGTTTGATCCCAAATAATATCATGTCCGTGTTCACGTGCAAATACAACTTGGTCGACCATTAGGTCAATGGCTGTAGGCATGTATTCAGCGAATGCATCTGTATAGGTTTTATCGTGTACTTTAGCATAGTCTTCCACAAACACATCAGTAGACACTACAGTTAAACCTAGCGTCCACGTTTGGTTCTTAATCCATGTAGATTTACCACTGCCGGGTATACCAACAAGAATGTATGCTTTTGGCATTATAGATCGCCGTTTTTTCTATTCTCGGAATAAAACGCATCAAAACTACCACCCGGATATCGTGCTTCAAGTTTTTTAACGTTTTCAGCAATGACATCGTTAGGATCTAGATTTAGTGCGCGACAGGCATTAATCCAATACCACATAATATCGCCTAGTTCACGTTTCATATGGAAACGTGCTTCTTCATTGAACGGTTTGCCTTGAAAGAAAATCTTTTTAGGTATTTCAGCAAACTCTCCTGCTTCTGCCGCAAGCCCAATTACCGAAGTTAACAATAGACTAGGATTCATTGCAGGGTCAGTTTGATGACGCAACCCGTCTACTATACGCTCAAGATGGTCGTAGTTATTAGATTCTTTGCTGGTTACAGCATCAACAAAAATAGAATATTTTTTTAAGTCAATTGATTGCATTTGGTACATTTAGGTTAAGGGCACCGACAATTACACGCATTGCATCGTCTGGTGGTTCGTCACTAACACATAGTATAGCATTGTTGTCGGCTAGCCGTATATCAATTTTTTCGCCATTTTCTGTTTCGTACTCGTGGCCCCGACTCCATCGCCCGTGTTCTAAAAGAACCCATTGCCCTTCACTTACTTCAATTTGGTCTGGACCAACAGCAAACACCTGTCCCCATCGCGGATGAATACCAGAACTTTTACCATCATCACTGTGTAGTAAAATTCCACTTTTAGTTTTTTCCATGCCAAAATTCATATTGTGAATAATGACTTTACTCCCGAGAGGTTTTAATTTTCCGCGAACGGTCATTTTATTTCCTTGTTCTTTACTTTAATGTTTTCTTGCGTAACCTCATTAGGAATTACTACAGATGGTTGAGGTTGATTCGCAGTAAATTCTGTACGCTCAGATTTGATCTGTACTTTTTGCGTAAGAGCATCTTGATCATATGTAGAAGTTGGAGTGCTGTCGTAATATTCTGAAAGAACTTCTTCTCGGGTCCTTATAATTTTACCATCTGCTCCCAATTCATCCCCCCTTGCGTTTACACGTACATTTCCAACTGCTGGCATTGTTTCATTTCTTGCCATAAGTTGGTCCATGTCAATTTCTTTTCCCTGCATTGTTTTATAAATTCTACTCATGTTCTCTCCTTATTTTAGGAACTCTTTAATATCTAGTTCGTATTTAATACTGTCAATTTTATGAACACCTATTAAAAATAGTATATAGCTAGCTACACTAGATCCTCGACCTACGCCCCATACAATTTTATTTTGGCGTAGTGTATCTACTAGATATTTAAGATAAAACAATAGGTCCATCATGTTATGTTGGATAAACAACTCTAGCTCTAAACTTACCCTATCTGTCTGTTCTTCAGTTTTGCACATTCCGTAGAGTATTTCTACTAGACCAGGACAGTAGTCTTTTGGCATAAACCATTGATTTTGTAGTTGAGTATCCCAGTCTCTAACTTCTATATCTAAATGTTGATAAAGGTTTAGTAATGGAATATTATCGGCATTTTTTTCAACTGCTTTATTAAAGGTTGAAACTATTGATGTGTTGGAGAAATATACCGAATTAAGGAAGTCGTAAGAATTGCTATATATAGCTTCTAATGCTTCTTTTTCAGTTAACGTTGAACGCCCGTATCTGTCAATGCTCATAAACAATTATAACATAACAGATGTAAAAAATCAACTGATGTTGATTAAATTTCCAAGATCTTTGTTATCATTTTTGATTGTTTTGGCAACTAACGTTTGACTTCTTCTTATTTGTTCGTCTTTAAGTGTAAGTAACAACGTAAGAACTTGATTAGCCAATCCGCCGTTACCTAACTGCGCGGCCGTATTATACTTTTTGGATAATTCTAGAATTTTATTTTCCAGCTCGGAATCTTTAAGACCTGCTGGATCCATAAAAAGTGGATTATACATTTAAGTCCAAGTAGCAAGTGCGGCACGTTTCCAAGTGTTTTCTGCCACACATACGTAGATGTAACCGGTATCCCAGGTTATCATTCCAGGACGTCCTGCATCCCCGGCTGTTGACGGCGGCGCACTTTCTACTACAAACTTTCCGCCTTCGAACTTAAATTTTGTATCTGCAGATGATGATCCAAATACAACAAAATCAGTTGTTCCGTCATTATCTAAAGAAATATCTCCGACTATGTTAAATGCGGCACCATCATACTTGACAAACTTTTGCCATTTATAGCCGCCTGCGCCGGTGTCAGAAGACATGATTAATTGAAGTGCAGTTGCCTGACTGTTGTGGGCATATCCTGTAATAGCTGTCTGACTTGTCCCAGTAGTATTAACATATAGGACATAGGTAGGATCGAGATTAGTCAAAGCTCCTATAGTAACAGTTCCTGTTGTAAATGCTCTATTTCCATATACCACAGGTTTAATTTTAAGAGTTGGCTGTCCTAATGTACCTGAACTTATTAAATCAGAATTAATAAGACTAAATGCAGATGTAGCGGTGGTACTTACGCTTGCGCCACCTGAAGTAATAGCCCCACCCACATTAAGATTTTTACCTACACCTACTCCACCTAGAACAGTCATTGCACCGGTTGTTGTAGATTCACTATCTGTTTCATTTGTAAAAGAGCTCTGAATTACAAGATCTGCTTTGTTAGCCTGTAAGAGAGAAATCTCGTCATGTGCTATTTCTAATCCAGCTTTAACTACGGAAAAATTATTTCTAAATCCTTGGCTATCGTTATCTCGCCCCGGTATGGGATATGTTGTATCTATAGTACTAAAAATAATTTGACTAGTCATTTATGGATTCTCTCTTAAAGTAATTTAATAATGTATGCTAACGAATAAAATGGAGGTAAATTAGCACCAGTAAGAATACTACCTTCTTGACTTGTAGTTAGATTACTATGAGCATACCATCCGCTAGTGCCAGTACCTAATTGTGTTCCACCTGATGCCGATTGATTAACGCCACTATAACTATGAGTATGTTCGCCCAATGTGCCGTCTTTATTGCCCCCTGTTTTTACAAAAGCGCCCGCTGTTACTGGGTCAGCTTTAGATGCACCCCCAGCATCTGCCGATGCACCTATAATAAATTGATTTCGTAAATCTGGACTAGGTGTTGCACCGTTGTCGTATGTTGTACCATCACAAAACCCCCATCCTGATGGAATAGTTGCAATAGATCCATACCACATAACAATGGTACCCGGTGGTACACCAATACCCGTGCCGTGTACTTCTCCACCTACCCATAAATCTCCACCTACCCCAACACCACCGACTACTTGCAAAGCACCGGTGTTAGTAGAAGATGAATCAGTAGTATTAGTAAATGTGTTAATCTCACTAATTCTATTTTGTAGGCCGCTTATTTCATTTTTGGCAACGTTAAGTCCTGTTTTGATAGCTGTAAAGTTTGTACGAAACCCCTGGCTATCGTTATCCCGCCCAGGAGTTGGAAAGGTTGCATCAATGGTTGTTGTTTGGATTGCACTAGTCATTACGTTAAAAATCCTCTTTTAGGGAACAGCAAATATTTAGCACTAGAATTATCCTTGGTGTTTAACACGGTTATTCTGTCTAAATCAAAGGTAAGAAGTTTAAAATCAATTCCATATGTTTCAATTTTACGGATAATAAATTGGCTATTACCGGGCAAACAATAACATAATGGTAAACAAATAATTCTTCCTAAAGGAACTCCGGTATTATCCTGCACAGTTCTCATAAATCTTGGTAAAAGGTCTTCAGTAGGAGATGCAATACTTTCTAACGCACCCCGCATGCCGTCAATGCTGTTTGGATATATTGTTGTATCTCCGTATTGTACTATTGGATTAATTGGAACACCGCTATCGTTTACTAGATTATCCACTAATTCTACATATACAACTTCGTATATTTTATCTCCATTATCATCAGTTGCAAATGCAGATTTAAGGTCTCCAAAATATAATCTTTTTCTATAAAAATAATTTTGTAAAGAATTTACGTACTGAGCAATATAGAGCTCTTGAATTCCCCATTCTAGGACAAATTCTAAATTTTTCTGAACTCCGAATGCAGTATCGTATGGCCTATAAAGTAAAGTAAGATCAAATACTGCCGGATCGTTAATAAATGTATCCCAGTATAATCGATCGCTGAGACTTAACAACGGATGTAATAGGATCTTTGTATATTTTTGTCCTTGGTAAGGTGGCACTTGTATTTTAAAGTTTTTAACTAGTTGGCTTCCTAAATTACTATCAATTGCCATTACATTAAACGAATAAGTTGTTGCAACGGTAGTTGCTGTATTATACGGAATAATTCCCGTTAATGCACCGTCTTGTGTAAAACCTATACCGGGAGGTAAAGACCCACTCTGTAAAGAATATCTTACTTTAATATTTGGATCGTCGTGTACGGCTAGAATAGACAGATCGCTTTGTTGTCCTTGATACAAAGTACCGATTGTACTACTAGTAATAAATTTCATTTTACTAATAGTTGCACCCTGAATAGTCATTGTAAACTCTTTGTCTCTAAAGGTAGTAACACCTGTAATTGGACTCGCCTTAAGGACTCGTACTTTAAAGGTATACTCAGAACTGTATACTGGAGTGTATCTCAAATACCCACTCATAGTTCCGGAAATATTATCTAAAACTAGGTCTTGAGGTAAAACTGGTAAATTATCATTTACGTTTTCCCATTCGAATCCTATACTTCCAGTTCCAGGATCGCAGTCGTGTATTTCAAATTGAATGACTTGTTTTGTATTTGCTCGAATAGAACCAAGGTTAGCCGGAGTTAACCACTGCGGTGCTACGGGGTATTTTGATATATCCGACGAAGGGTCATTCACATCAATCTGATAAAGTTGTCTTGCAGTGCCCGCCGCATTTGATGCAGTAATAATGAATTGATAAGTTTTATTAACATATCTAGGACCTGATCCTATTGCTTGTGTGCTTACGTGCTCAAAAGGAGCAGAATCCCACCCTTCCTCATCAAACGCCCCATTGCTAGCTACCTGATAAAATAACGCCAAGTTATCTTTTACCTGTCCATACAAATGACCGTCAATAGTAAGAACAAGCCCCGGGGGAAGTTGCCCATCTTCGTCAGCAATATGGTATGTAATTTCTCTACCCGGGCCTAGTATATCTGTAGTGGCTGTAAATTGAAAATCTACAATTTGACCGTTAACTAAATATTTTTCACCGCTTGGACCTACAGTAGGCCTAATACCGGGAGTAATAAATCTAGGAGGTGTTGGACCAAGAACATCGATCATAAAACTTCGGTCAACAACTCCGTATTGATTATATGCTCGTACTACAAATTCTGAACGGTCTGTCAACCAGACAACTGATGGTACTCCAGAAATTACTCCAGTAGAGGTATTAAATGCAAGTCCTCTAGGCAACGTCCCGTTGATAAGTTGATATCGAACGTTTGGCCCAGTTGCAGAAAGTGTAATAGATGCTGGCAATAATTCAGTGACTACAGGAAGTAACCCTTGAGTGGTGATCCAAGTTGGCATTATTGCATTTGTTACAACTTTATTTGATAAGTTTCCAAAGAATGTATTACCTATAACATATGGGTAGGCTGGAACACCATTTTTATTTGTCATAAAATATGCGTATGTTCCTAACGGATATTCAGGAGTTACACAATATCTACCATTGTGAACGTCAAGGGTTGCAGTAGTTATTGAATATACATAATCCTCTACAAACGCACCATTAGGCCAATATGCAGTAATTGGAATGTCAACTGAGATAGAAACAGATCTGTCTACTACAATGGTAGTAGTGTTAACTTCTAAAATAGTTGTATCTAGCGTGTTATCTAAACCTGCGGCAAATATTCTCATACCAACTTGCAATCCCGTTACAGTCTGTAGCAAAATTGTATTAGAATCTGCAAAAAATTGAGTTCTTACTTCAACAGGTGCTGGTCTATTTGGAAATGTTTTTGTAGTATACCCAGAAGTCATTTGGATAACGCCACCACGCGGACTTGTTGGATAAACGTATCCATACGGGCCGTATATAGGATACCCGTCGGCCGCAAACCCTATAAGTCGACTATGCCCGTCATCATGAGTATAATCTCCCTGCCATCCTTGAGTATCAACCCATGCGTTATTAGTAATAAACCTATCATTGAGATAGTAATATGCACCTGTGCTATCTGGCCCGCCACTATATTGATCTCTTGGCATAGTTTTAATATTAGAATTAGCATCTAAAGACCAAGTACTTGAATTAAGACCCGATATGATAGCTGACCTAGGATTTCTAATAGGAATTCCGACAACGGTTATTCCTACAGTATTAGTAGTAGCATCTCTGTATACTGGAACGTCTGAAGATAATTTCTGCCCACCCCGATACGGGTAAATCACATCAATGTTTTGATCAAGTACAGGGTATCTTATATATGTGTTTGGAAATGTTCCAGCGGCAACATAAGTTGTTCTACCTTTAGAAATTATTCTTAAAGAATTTTTATCAAGTAAATTTGCGTACACTGTATTTTGAGAATTTTGTAAAAATAAATTTGCTGGATTTGTAAGTACTGCATTACTTCTTATAACATTAAACTTATATAATGTTTGAGATACTTGGTCTCCAGCAGTTACGTCAATTACCACAGTAGTAGTTCCTGGAGGAGTCAATACTGGTTGACTCCAAGTACCCGAAGTAACCAATAACCTCTGTACTCCCATTCTAGATTGACTATCAGCTGTAAATGGTTTTATTGATATAGCCTTAACATAAAATGGTAGCTCAATAGTATAATCAGTTTTAGTAGAAGTAAACAATGATGTAAGTTTGCCGTTACTTAAAATAATATTTGAAAGATAAGAATTGGAACTTTTTGCTTTGACTACTGTTACGGTATAATTTTGAATAGTAGCATTGTCTCCGGCCTTTACGTTAATTGTACTAGTAGTAATTGCATTGGGTAAATCAATATAAGGAGAATATTCCCCAGATAACACAATATTTCCATTAATTTTAACTGTTGAATCGTTGTTAGACTTATATGGAGAGATTTTATATTTTGTAGTAGTTCCGTCAACTGATAATGTATAGTTGTATATATTTTTGTTAAAAGTTGGTTTCAGTATTCCTATATTAGGTACCAAGTTTAACAGGTAAGCATCTGTGCTAGATCCAATACCGGCCCTGTTTATAAAAATATTATACCCTGTTATGGTTTCTTTACTAGGGGATTCAACAACTACTGGAATATTTTGATTACCTACATACACTCTAAAATATGGAGAATAGACCCCAGGTTGCACAATATAATTATTGTTCATTAAAATTGTTGAATAAATGTCGGTAGGATCTGCTTTAATTCTTATTTGATCAGTTGCATACGGAAGATTAAGATAATACTCGTAAGTACTAGAATTAAACACCGGAGCAAACATCCCTGGATCTACTACAAGACTAGTTAGACTAGAAACTCCGCTAGCTAGTTTAGTAACATTAAGCGTGTAAGTTTTTTGGTAAATTGGATTAGCGGCTATTACTTTAACTGTAATAACATTTAACCCGTTCCATACTCCGTTGTTATAAGTTCCAGATACTGGGACTAGTGTTGGAGTTCCGGAGGTTACTAGTATGTTATTAATAAAAAGCCGGGAATTTTGATCGTTAGTAAACGCAACTATTTCGGTATTAGAAGCTGTTCCGGATACGGTATAACTGTACAAAGTAACTCCGGCATCAAAATTTGGATAGAGCGTCCCTCCTGTTGGAATTAGGTAAGCTAGATTGTTGTCATAATTAGCTTCTCTTAATGCCTTTATAGTATAGGTAGTTGTACTTTCTTGATTTTGAGAAATAACTTTAATTTGTACGGTACTAGTAGTTCCAATCGGAAGTGGTATACTAGTAGATGTAGACCCTGATAAAATACTAACGTTATTAACAGTAATTGTACTAGTAGGATCTGATGAAAATGGTCTAATTTTAATACTAGTAGTATTGTATCCTATAGGAAGATCATATTGTGTAATAGCAGGATTAAATGTAGGAGCTAGGGTTCCACCAAACACGATAACATTTGACAATGTTGATATGCTACTACCTTTACGAGTAATTGTTAATGTATAAGTTTTTTGTACAGTATTATTAGGAGACCTAACTTGTATAGGAATAGAATTAGATCCTACTAAAATAGGAATAGGTTGACTGCTTGTACCAGATAATGTAGTAACACCGTTAATAGAAAGTCCGGCACTAGTTTCCCAGGTATTTGCAGTAATTGATATTGTTTTTATATTATTATTAACTAGAGCAGAGTATGCAACGGTGCTAGATGAGAATAAAGGAATTAAAGATCCTTCTGCAAAACCTAATAAAGATAGATTAGCGTTAGAGCTTAAATCTCGTAAAATACTTACTCTGTAATTGTGTTCGGTAGTGTTATCGGAAGATTTTATTTTTCCATTTATAACATTGATGCCCGTAGATAGACCGGTTAACGTATATTGTTGATTACTAGGAGTAAGCACTCCGTTAAAATATAATTGAGATCCGGAATCAATGGTCACTCCGGCTAACGAAATACTAGTTATTGAATTTGGAATATTTACGTTATAATAAAAAACATTTTTATTAAAACTAGGAGTAAGTGTTCCGGTATTTACAGATAGATTAGTAAGTAATGACGTGTTGCTTAATCTTATTGCGGTAATGCTATAAGTTTTCTTTGTCCCGTCTTGCGCTGTAACTTCAACACCAATATTATTGTAACCAAACACTAATGGAACAATTCCAATCTGCCCAGATACAACTGTACTTGTGTTAACTTTAACGGTTGCAAATAAATTTTCAACGGTAGGTACAATATATAAATTATCGTCTGTTTCAGCAACTACAATATTATAAGATGTTACTGATGGAATAAACAGTGGTGAAAGAGACGACGGACTTACTAACAGGGCAGATAAATTGTTATTGTTGCTTTTAAGTCTGTCAATTGTAATACTATAAGTTCCGGTAGTTTGGTACTGTGATGACACACTGATAGTAGCAGTTGTTAGACCTACAATTAATGGGATAACAGGACTGGTAGTACCTGAAGCTACTGTTGTAGTGTTAACTTTTATAAATGAAGTATTAGTAGAAACACTAGGTGTGAAACTTACAGATGATATAGTATTTGTTATTGTTAAATTATAATTTAAAACATTGGAACTAAATGCAGGTGACAACGTTCCGCTACTAGCAGTAAGATTTGACAGCGTAATATTATTATTGTCAGCAGTAAGTGGTCCGTAAAAGTTTAGTCCAACAATGTATGGAAAATAAGGAATGCCAGATGATGTTTCTGATAAAAAATATGCGTATGTGCCAGATGGATATTCGGGTGTTCGACAAAATCTCCCATTGTATACATCTAATGTTACTCCGGTCGTGTTACTCCATGCCCAATCTTCCATGAATATACCTAGCGGGAACGACGCGGTAAGGGCAGACCCGCTAGGTACATTAACTTCTTTATTAAGTGTAATTTGTACACCTGTGATCTTCATGATTCGAATATCATTTGGTAGTCCGCTACCGGTGACACTCATTCCAAGACCAATACCTGCCGCACTATAAACTAACATTTGTGTAGATGAAGTTATAGTTCCGTTTATAATTAATGTTTTAGTCGGCGGCCGATTAATTTTGCTAACAGGATAAAAACCCGACACCATTCTTATTACGGTGCTAGAAGTGGTTAATGCACTTGAATAACCATAAGGTCCGTATATTGGATATCCGTCCCTCGCCCAACCTATAATTTTACTATGGCCGTCATCAGATCTATAACCCGCTTCCCAAGTACTATCTGTTATAGTTCCCCACGCATTGTTGCTGACAAATCTTCCATTTTTGTAGTTGTATGCCCCACTTGATGTTACGGCGCCGCCGTATAGGTCTTCACCTTGAATACCTGCTTCAACTGCGTTTAACGTCCAAGAAGTATTATTAAGACCGTTAACATTAATACCGGTGTTTGGTCCGTAAAGAATAATTCCTACTGAACTAATTCCAATTGGAATACCATCCCCGGTTGCTGGTTTAATAGTGGCGGCAATAATTTTACCACCACGTACTGGCCAGGTAAAATTAAAATTTTGTGACGTTATTGAATTAGAATTCTGCGTATTTGGGAAAGTCCCAACAGATGTTGTACCGGGTAGATTGAGTGTAGTAATCGCCCACGTAGTTACAGTTGTACTATAGTTTACTGTTAATTGACCGCCGGCACCGTTGCCTGAAAAAGAGGTGCTAGGATTAAACGCCATATCAAGGTTCCCAATTAAATGCTAACATTATCCAAAGATTTTCTGTCATACAGATATTTACCTAAAACAGAAAACCTTTCTAATGCTTAAATTTCAAATAACTGCGTAATCTCGTCTTTTATATCTTCATAAGGAACAATGTTTATAGCCTGTCCCTGAAAGCCATCTAATATAATTTTTATAGCTTTTTTCATGTCTATACCCTTACTTTGTAGATAGTATAGTTTATCAAAATTAAGATAAGAAGTATTGCATCCTTGCGAGGATTCTACACCGTCACAGTCAACCTGTATATCGGGCTTACTGTAACATCTTCCGTTTTCTCCTATGATTAGGTTTGAAGATTCTATGTGTGCTTCACTACCGTCCGATCCTTGATCTAAAATAGACATAGATTGAAAAACTGTTTGACTGTCTTTACCTGCTATTCCTAAAATAACTTGGTTACTAACTGTATCACAATGTTGATGAATTGTTTTAGTAATAATTTCAGTATCGCCCCCAACTGCGTTCATTATAAGACCGTACGCATTAAATTCACTGCCTTCTTCTGGATATACTTGAATAATATGCTTGTTTAATTTTCCACCTTTAACAAATATTCCAAAATTGATTGCCGCACCTTCTTCAATGTGAACATCGTATAAAAAAACTTGCTGTAGTTTGCTGTCCGCCTCATTAATAATAATAAGATCTAATTTAGCATCGGCCTTTACGTTGATCTTTATATGTTTTGCAAGTAGTTCTTTTTCGGTCGGATTTTGTCTTAATACCATCATGTTTACTTGTTTTTCTGCAAGTTCAACAGTATTTGCATCAATAAGTTTAAATTCTTTACCTATATACTTTTCTGGACTATATTGCCAATCTGGGTCGCCTTTTTCGGCTTTAAGAAAACTGTGAATCGCCATCTTCTATAATCCTTTTATATAATTCGTTATCGCCTTGTTCTTTAATTTCGCCAGATACTAGGATGTGTATGTGAGTAGGATTCACTGCATCTAATATTGTTTTATTGCTACTAATAATTAATATAGATTTGTCTTCATTAACATAGCTATTTAAAATAGCGGATACAATGTCAATATCTGTGTCTTCCATATGTACATTAATATCGTCAATAATAATAAAATCGGGATTACACATAAGCATCTGTAATAATTCATTCTTCTTAATATCTGATTTTGACATATCATCATAGTCCATAAACTTTTGAGAATGAAATTTTTCCATGCTTAAAAGATCACAAAATGAATTGTAATCTTTTTCTATTTCTTGTTCGTTTCTGGTATCTGATCTTGATTTAAGAGTAGCCTTAACAAGGTCAATATTTATAAGACCGGGTATTTCTGGCGGATATTGGAATGTTGAAAACATTCCTAATTTGGCACGATCTTCCGCATCTAATTTTTTAAGATTTTTATTTTTATATGTAATACTGCCCTCAGTCTGTATAAGACCTGGGTGACCAGTTATGAGATGTACAAGACTACTTTTTCCAGATCCTCTTGGACCTAGTATAGCATGTCGTTCTCCCTTTTTAATTTCTAACGAAACATTTTTTAGTAATTCTTTATGGTCTATTACGGCAGACACGTTTTTTATTGTTAGCATTTTTTTAATTGTAATAGTTTGTGACAGATTTGTCAAAAGTTAAGGCTTATTTTATCTCCTCCTATGCTATCAATAATATTTTACTCGAATATTTATGATAGGTAAATAAATGCACTTATTTTTAAAGGATTTCTATCATGGAATTAATTTTCGGACTTATTTTTATTGGATTAGTAGGAGTGTATCTATACAACAGAAAGGCTACACAAACTTCAACAACGGTTGTTGAGTCAACACCAGTTGAAGAAGTTAAAGTAGTTGTTGAGACAGCTCCAGTGGTTGAGGTAGCCCCAGTTGTTGAGGAAGTTGAAGCTCCTGCAACAAAAGTAAGAAGTAGCAAAAGCGCCAGCAAAGAAGATAGCAAAAGCGCCAGCAAAGAAGATAGCAAAAGCGCCAGCAAAGAAGCCAGCTGTTCGTATTGCTAAATCAAAGAAGGTCTAATTCTTTAGCCTCTTTGTGTAGTGCAAAGCTGGCTAAATTCTTACCTTTAGATTCGGCCATAATGTCGAATCGATCTAGAAAGCTCAAGGCCCATTTGTTTACGGATTTATTCCAGTAAAAATCAGAATGTGCTCTGAGCTTTTGTTTTTTGTACCCAGTCTCTAGTAGAGTTGTATAATCTGGACTTATACCAGTGTCGTGCCCTACGAGGTAATCTTCACGGCTGATAGAATAATGCATAGTAGGCCGCATACCACGCCAAGACTGAATCACATTATCAACACGGGAGTCCGAAGGTGAGAGGTATTCTCCTGTTTTAATCCAATGATGATGGATATCAAGAACGATAGGCACTAAATCAACAAGTTCGAGACAATCATTTAACCCCCAGGCGTTTTCTTCGTTTTCAATTGTGATACAATTTCTTGCTTCGGGGGTAAGTCTTTTGTAGGCAGATCGAATACCTTCGGGACCTTGTTTACCCGAGATGTGGACGTTGATTTTAAAGTCCTGAAATGATTTACCGTAGCCCATGTACCTGGCCATATCTGCATGATATTCAAACTCCTCTATTGAACGTTCTACAATACCTGGATTGCAACTTGCCAAAACAGTAAACTGACCAGGGTGCATAGACAGGCGAACACCCATCTTGCGAGCCAGATCTCCCACGGTTCGAAACTCTCTTTCGCAATAATCTCTAACGTTGCTAGTCCGCCAAAATCCAGCCCAATCACGCTGAGTGTACACAGGCAGGATATCGCTTGAGAGTCGTACCATTCTACAATTTTCATCAAGTGCTCCTACACGTTCTACCAGCTTACGAGTTGCCTCAATGTTACCTACCATAAGGTCCCATAGTTTTTGTTCCGCAACTTCTGTGGTCTGTCTATTTAACCATGCGACTGTAGTAGAGCCAGTATTGTATTGTTTAGCATCATCTTTTGCGTTAATTCCATTTACTTGATCGGGATGATCAATCCATTTACACGCAAAACCAATTTTAGGAATTTTGATATTTTTCAAGGAGTTCGGGACTATATTGAGGAATATTAATTATACTTGATTCTTGTAGTTTTGTCAATTCCAATTCATACACTCTGCGTCTGAGATCGCTACTACTATATTGATGTTTTCTTTTATGGTAATGTAATTCAATGCCGTTGTTAAGACAGTATTGTTTTCCAGTAAAATCCCTATTCAAATATTCTTCACTTAAAAATCTTACATGGACAGTTTGGGTTTGAATTAAATTAAGAAGGTCTTGTTCCGTTTCATATACAAGAATTTCGTCCACATATTTGCAACCTTGCAATTGAACGTACCTTTCGTATACACTCTGTACAGGTTTATTTTTTATTCCTGGACGATCTACAGTAGGATCTACTTGTAATGCGACTATCAAATAGTCGCATAACTCTTTTTCCATTTTTAACATTGTTACATGTCCAGCATGAAATAAATCAAATGAACTACAATTAAAACCTATTCTCATTCTAGACCTTTTTAAGGAACCAGCTACTGTCAGTTCCTTCTTCCCAGCTTAAGGTGTCACCTTCTTTCCATCCCATTTGTTCTAACATTTCGGGAGGAAAAGTAAGCATCGAATCTCCGGTTTCTGGATCTTCTTCGACAGTAAGAGTATATTTTACAGGAGGTAATTTTACAGAAATAACATTCATAGTACGCATAGCTCGCCATGCTTGTACATCGGTTGCCCATACTGTAATTAGACCCTCGTTTGAGGGGATATCTACAATGTCTTCACTTATTACACGACTTGCCGCAGGCAACAGATCGTCTCGTAAAGTACACGGTAGAGTACGAGTTTCACCACTTACTTTTTTAAATTCTACGATACATTCATATTCTGCAAGCATAGATTTAATCATTTGATAACGAGATTCAACGGACAAGTCGCTGTTGGCAAAATCTAACAAAGGAGGTGTATAATTGTGTTTCATGATATTACTTTACACTATTTTTCGGAAATAGTCAATTGTTTTTTGTAGCCCAGTTTCTAAATCAATTTTTGGTTCCCATTTTAGAACCTGTTTTGTTTTGTTTATATTTGGCTGTCGTTGTTTTGGATCATCTTGCGGCAACGGCATTTGCAGTATTTGGCTCTCTGTTCCTGTAAGTTTAATAACCATTTCGGCTAAATCAAACATTGTAAACTCTCCAGGATTTCCTAAATTCAACGGACCAATCATTTCGTCATCCGTACTCATCATTGCCATCATTCCGTCAATAAGATCATCAACATAGCAGAAACTACGAGTTTGTAATCCGCTACCGTATACTGTAATATTTTTACCGCGTAATGCCTGTACAATAAAGTTACTTACTACTCGTCCGTCATCAGTTGCCATACGAGGTCCGTACGTATTAAAGATACGAACAATCTTTGCATTTACGTTATGTACTCTATAATAGTCGTAAAATAATGTTTCGGCGGCACGTTTGCCTTCATCGTAGCAACTACGTATACCAATTGGATTTACATTTCCCCAGTACTCTTCGGGCTGTGGATGTACTTTGGGATCACCGTAAATCTCGCTGGTGCTAGCCTGTAAGATTTTAGCACCTGTTCTTTTAGCAAGGCCTAATAAATTATAGGCGCCTAACACATTTGTTTTCATAGTATGTATAGGATCCCATTGATATGCTTGAGGACTAGCAGGACATGCTAGATTATAGATTTCGTCTACTTCTACATACAATGGAAAACAAATATCTTGTCGAATAACTTCAAAGTTTTTATTATCGAGCAAATGTTCGATATTCTTTTTGGCACCAGTAAAATAATTATCTACGCAAAGAACATGATGTCCTTCATTTACTAATCTGTCACATAAATGACTACCAAGAAATCCGGCGCCACCGGTTACTAATATTTTTTTCATTTTTTATCCTTTGGTTGTATAATACCGTACTGCTCGTATAACCAAGAAATAAATTGTTCAACATCTATATTCGGGCTTATTTGCTTTGAGTATTCTTTGTATGCGATGGTTACTCTTTCTAACCAATCCTTATCTGTCATGTTCATAATGCTACCAGTGTCTTATAACGCCTGCAATAATGAAGACGTTTGTTATTATATAGCATAACACAACAACAGTACGAATAAAAGCGATTCTGTCCGCTTCTACATCCGTACTGCCCGATTTTTCGCCCAATGCTTTAGCCCAAATTCGCCAGAGTTGTTTCATTAGCGTTCCATAGTTCAAGAGCCTTTGCAGGATAGATCTGCACAGATCCCTTTTCGGTAAAGCTCTCAACAGCGTACCCTTCTGGAGTTAATTCAGTTGAGTATGTACCGACAACAGTTCCGTGCCATTGCGACCCGGATACTTTTTTAACTAAATCGCCTAATTTGAATTTCATGCGAACAAGTCCTCATTCCATTCGCGGTGACCTTCTCGGAAAGCCATATTAGACTGTGTCTCACGCACTTCTACGCGATAGCACCACAGACGTTTGCTTTCACCTTCTCCCCACATGTCAGGAATGTAAACACCGTTGACATACTTGTACAGCATGTCTGCTAAACTCTCACAACCTACCCTAGGTAGTATTGTAAGTTTAGCCAACTTGCGGCGTTCCATTTCTTTGTAGAACTCAAGTTCTGGATCATCCTGCGATACCAAAGTGGTATGATCAAATTGATCCTCTAGGATCTTTTTAAGTTCTTTGAGTCCGCCGTAGTCTGCCGCCCAATTACGGACGTCTAGGTCGTTAGTTCCAAAATAGAACTTCATTGAAAAACTGTAACCGTGATTAAGATTACAGTGAGAGTCAGCCCGCCATTGGCGGTAGGCGCAAGGGAATGCGTCAATGTACTCTTTAGTGCTGGTGTACTTATATTGTACTGGTTGAAGATTTGCCATCTCTAGTCTCCTTTGTAAGGTAGCAAGTTTGACGACATGCAGAGTTTATAAAGCGGGATGAATGACGTAAAAGTCCGCTGTCTTTAATTATAAACTGTTATTTACGTTATGTCAATGGTTATATACATTATCCGGCAATTAATCCAAACGGTGACCAACGCCCAGGACTACCACCAAGTGTACATACCCACCCAATGTATGCGCTAGGCATTGGATCATTATTCCAAACAATATCGCCACGCTGGAAAGAGCCATCAGGCGGTGGTCCGTCGGACACTGTGAATAATTTATTTTGAAATTTCATATTACCGGCTACTTCAAAATCTTGATCTGGATTTTTTACGTTAACACCAATCTTACCATTAAGATTTATAATTGAATTTCTGCTCTCACTTCCTAATACAACAGTACCGTTGGCACCAAGGTGTATTCTAGTCTGATCTCCAGTAACAAAATTGACAGATCTATTATTAGCTGTTCCAATTTTTGCCTGCCCCTGAGAATCAGAATCAATTATTACTTCAATATCGTGAATAACATCATACACGCTAAATTTAGCATTAGAGTCGTCTCTTCCTAAACTTAAACGTTGGTTGTCTGGATTAAAGAATGCAAAGTCGCCTATATTGGCACTTCCGTTAACTGTTAAACTATCTAACGGGCCCACAGACCGTAGATTACTTTTTGTAACTGAGCCGCCTAATTCATTAAATGTAAGAACAGGGCTACTACCAATTAGGTAACCCTTTTCCGATGGAATGTCAACATTTTCAGAAAGGAAAAAACTATCTGGATTAGTCTTATATATTAGTTGTTTGTTTTGAATTTTGTCGTGCCATAGCAGGCCTGTACCTAATATTGATTGGCCTTCTGGCGCTACAAATGTAAGAAACTTTTTTTCATATCGCGAGTCTGCAATAAGTTCAGTAGTTCTGACTAAACCTACATCTAATACTCCGTGAATTTTAACGTTTCCTCGGAGAATAACGTTATCGTCATTTAAAACTACAACCTGCTGGGTAGAGTTATCTAAAATTCCTGTGATTTCTGGCATTGTCGTATTCCGTAAGTAATGCACCGTCTCGTATTCGAGTGTGGGTGTTTCTACTATTTAGCAGGATTACAGCAAGCCGTCGCCCTTGATCTTTAACAATCATTACAAGGCAACCCCCTGAGATTCTAATCCATCCTGTTTTACTTAACAGGACATTATGTGTGGTAGCAACCAGTGAATTAGTAGTATGAAAATTTACAAAATACGACTTCTTTTTTCCTTGAACCTGTATTTTTCCAGCAGATTTAGTTGAAAAATTACGTATATCATTGTAATTATATGCGGCTCTAGTAAGTTTAATTAAATCAGTTGCTGTACTTACATTGTTAGGATCTAGGCCAGTAGGGTCTTTAAAATAAGAATCAAACATTTGAAGATAAAATGCCTTCTGATTCATTGCTACAATCGCGGCATCAGTTCCTCCGGGATATAATTCTGCTAATAGTGCGGCCGCCGAATTATCACTACTCATAAGGGTAAGTAATAACAAATCGGCCCTGGTAACAACTGAACCTTTGGGTAGTTTGCTAGTTGTTCCAGTTGGTTTATAGAACGTTATCTTTTCTGATAAGTCCTGGCCTGCGTCAAGCACTACAATAGCAGTCATCAACTTTGTTATTGATGCAATGCTTCTTATTTCTTCTTTATTTTTTTCTGTAACAATTTCGCCTGTATCTATATCTTGAACAACATAGCTAGTGGCAAAAATTTTATTTTGAGCAGTATAAGATTGCTTCTTTTTAGCGTAGACAGGCGTAGATAATACAGCCGATATAATTAAGGCATTAATTACGTTTTTCGACGATCTTATCAATGAGTCCATATTCGAGTGATTCCTTGGCACTCATAAATTTATCCCTTTCCATGTCCATAATTAACTGCTCATATGTTTTACTCTTGCTATTATGCTTAACATAAATGTTGGTTAAATTTTCTTTCATTTTTAGAATCTCACGTACCTGAATTTCCATATCAGTTGCCTGACCTCCAGCGCCGCCACTAGGTTGGTGAATCATATGCCGAGCATTAGGAAGCATATAACGCTTGCCCGGCGCTCCTGCTTGCGCTAAAAGACTACCCATAGAGCATGCCTGTCCCATAACATAGGTACATACACTAGGGTTGATAAATTGCATAGTATCATAGATGCTCATTCCAGAAGTAACAACTCCGCCAGGACTATTGATATAAAAATTAATATCCTTATTACTATCCTGGCTTTCAAGATGCAAAAACTGTGCAACAATAACGTTGGCACTATGATCATCGACTGGGCCATTTAAAAATACAATACGCTCATTAAGCAAGCGACTATAGATATCAAACGCACGTTCTCCTGTGCTTGTTTTTTCAATTACCATTGGAATTAACATATTAAAAATTATCCTTTACTTTATTAGAATTTGTTAGGCCTGCGAGAATTTGAAATTGTTCAAACGCCCTTTTTACGGTGGGGTTATTGTTAATATCATCAGATTGAAGACTTGCTTCGAGCCAGTAGTACGGTAATCGTTGAGGACGTGAGCCAAACTTACGTGGTTGGTGAAATTTACCTTTTTCCCAAAGTTCGATACTTACGCTACGGAAACGGTCTTCATCCTCGTCTGGGTAATGTGCCCACTCCGGGTTACTTAAACCACCGTAACCGTGATAGCCTTCCCAAATTCCTGTCCACTCTGAATCAACGTGTGGATCAAAATCTGTACGAGCGATGATAACTAGAACATCGTTAATGTCTACATTGCCGTCTACAATATCTCGAACACACCGACTGTAACTTAAACCAATTTTCATTTTTTACTTTCTATTGTGATAATATTATTATACAGCATATCCCTGTGTGAGAACAAGTAGAGATAGCCTAGCCCAATTACTGCCCATAGTGCAATATACAAAATAATTTTAGTCTTTTGTTTCATTCTCTTTGTCTATAGAATGAGCCTTAACCATTCTATATAAAGGTTCCATTCTTTCTTCAAAATATTGAGGCGCATAATGTTCAACAGACTTCATATCGTAGTCTGTTGGATAGTGCCTCAATAAACTATGGGCAGTATCTCTAATCAATTTAGGAATCCTAGGCGTGTGCTGTGGATTACAGAGATCCAATAAGAATCTTCTAGTTTGCACCACTGCACGATATCTTTCATCTGGTAATGTCATTTTTTTTGTTCCTTTGTAAGTTCACAAATAAGTAAAAAATGATCGTAGGCTTTACGAACAGTGGGGTTAGTCATCAACTTGTCAGCTTCCGCTTGCATGGCTTTGAGTCCTTCTTCAGCCGCTTCCCTATAACTACACCATTCCAGGGCATACTGTTCTCGACCAAATGCTTTTGCCAATGCCTTCCATGCTTTCAACTGGGCAGGAGTTAATGGTTGGTCACGTGCAGGCACTCGTAGAGCACTTGCATCCATAATGCTTTTGCTGATAGCATCTTCAGCAACTCGGGCCGCGGCAATCATAGGAGCATAAGCTGGATCAATATTAAACCTACGGCTACTGCCTCCGGGATAGCACATAACTAGATGACTGCCTTTTGGAAAACTGTCCAAGTACTCGCTGTCATATTCAGACACGGGTTTATACCTACGGCCAACCTTCTCGTAGTAAATCTTTTTTGTCATTTGTATACTTTCAAGATAATGGTGTCTTCGTTAAAGCGCCCATTAAGTACAGTTTCTGTAGTTTTGACACCCTTGGTAAACCAAGTTTCAAAACGTTTTTGCGTGTTCTGTTCTTTGAATTCTTTAAGTTGTTCAACGGGTTTACGCAAAGTTTTCTGATAACTTTTCTCTGTAAATTCAATTAACGTAGTTCCCTTAACTCCGATACCTGCAGAAGTTTTAGGAATGTAATAACCAATTTTACGAGTTTTAATATTAAACACTACAACACCTTGGCAACCAACAATACCTGCGGGAGGCACTGAAGTAATACCAAGTTTAGAGTCAGTAACCAAAAACTTCAACTTCTTGACCAATTCTTCAGCAGGCTTAACCTTGGCCACCCGTGGCTTCTTCATCACTTTGGCTTCTGCGGCAATCTGTTCACAGGCCTGGGCAATACCTTCGTAGAATTCAATTAACTTCTTAACATTTTTACGTGCAACATGTTTATATGATTCCTTCAACTGCTCATCTGCGTTACCGCTAGCAAGCTCTTGCAGTTCGGTTAACCCGCGAGCGAAGAAACTTTTAATGTACCGGGCGTGTGCGGCTTTAGCACCTTTACCTCGTAACAGATTAACAATTTTAAATGTTTTTGGATCGAATGCTTCTGGATCAGTAATCCAACTGTCAATAGCATAATCAAGTTCTTCACTCATTTCGCCTGCGGTTTCACGAAGACGTTCTTGTATATTAGGAACATACACAACTGGCTTTTCAGCTTTAGATGCATCTTCATCGTCTTCTCGATCGTTAGCACCTGCGGCTAATACCTTTTCAATTTCAGCACGTACCCAGGTAGCAGTATTCCGACCTTTATTAAAATCGTTGTGTACTTCTGGCATACCTTTAACCAAACAGGCTGCAACACCAACTAACGTACCATTAACATATTTGTCTTTAGTTTTTCGGATAGCATCAGAATCTTCTTTGCTATAACCGTTAAAATTCATCCATTCTACCAATTTAGGTTTAAGTTCTTTAACAGAACTTTCCAATCGATACCATTCCATAGAACGACGAAAATGTCCAGAAAATTGGTCACTAGTATAATCACTGGCGCCATCCCAACTGGGACTACGATCACGCCCTTTGTTTTGGCGAATTGCAATAGATGCTGTTTGTAGTTTAGTAGCCAATTTAGATCTCCTGTTTAACAATATGTATATATTATAACAGAGAATTTACCAGTTGTCAAGTGGAGATTTTGGAGCGGGATAGCGGAATCGAACCGCTGACTATAACTTGGAAGGATATCGTTTTACCATTAAACTAATCCCGCTTATTAAGTATAATATACAACAGATTTTATTACTTGTCTAGTATATTTACTCAACTAAATATCCAGATTAAAGGAATCTTGAAATGTTAGAACTTCGACCGATGTCAGAACAAGGACGTAGACAGTTATTTGAAATGGTAAATGGGCCAGCCCATATGTACGAATTTGTACCATGGGGGCCCGGAGTAACTGTGTATGATGACGACAGATGTATAGCACATATGGCGTTTTTAATATATGAAGGAGTAACTCCTAGCATAGTTGGACACGGCCTGCCTGGAGAACAAGTTAAGTTTGTTGAATCAGGCCCGCTTTTTATGGATTGGGCCTGCAATCTTTATCCAGTTTTTCATTTATTTGCCGCAACCACTGCCTCAAAAGACCTATATATGATGGCCGGCGGCTCAAGTTTTAGAGAAGTAGATCCAGAAGAAACGGGCGGATATTGTTATGAACTAACATTTGAAAAAGAATTTGCAATTGAGTACATGAAAACATGGACACAACGAGTTGAAGAATTTAAAGCCAATGGGCAATGGCCGCTTTAATTATCTGCATCATCGTCCCACGGCACAGAAACCCAACCCAATTTTTTTAGATCTTCTCGAATTTCTTCAGTAACTACACTTTCTGATACATAGTCACGTCCGACCGAATCGGGTGTAGGGATATAGCCATCTAAACCAAACCCAGCTTCGTGATTCCCAATTCCGCTACAGTACCAGTCAATGTAATCACCCTTCTCCCGCATGTCGGCAACGATACCACCACTATGCCTCCAACTGGCACTCCACCGCTGGTCCTTTAGGATAGGTATAACGGCTAATTTGATAAACTGCATATTGCACATGGCCGCATACAAGTTTTGAGCATAATTATCACTTGCCTTAACCTTATCACAAATCCATTCTGTGCTACGGAGATCATACTCCATATTATCTTTTTGCCATTCTGGATCTACAAGATTTGCTTCATCTTGTTGTTTCCAAGTTTTGAACATTTCAATATATTCTTCGAGAGGTTCTAACCCTTGCTCTTCTTGCCGCTTGACATAGTTGTCTTTTTGGAAAGTATTTCTTTCAGGACTGCTGTTTACTTTGGAATCGGTACTCACGTTTTAACCACCATTTGTATCTATTCCAATATTCATTTATTGAATATGGAAGGTCTTGATATTCTTGCCGTTCTATTGTATTTTCTGCCCAAAGTATTCGAACCCATCTACGAAAGTTCGAATCTTTTTTCATGGATTATTTTCTGTTTAAGTCCAAAGTGACTGACGGATTTTAATAAGACGAATCATCATTTGTTCTTCTTCTTTTTCATAGTCCGCTTCGATCTTTTGAAGTAGTTTGTGCGAAGTATTGCTCATCTTTTTAAGTTCGGGGGTTTTATCAGATCCTAAACTTCCCCAAAGACTTCCACCGTTGGCCGCACGACTAGCTTCACAATAGTCAGTCCATCCACTTGCATCATACGGATCAGGACGATTACGATAGGTAACAGTCCACCAAGTATATAGCTCAATAATTTCTTTGGCGGCTTTAGCTTGGTACGTTGGTTCTCCAAATCCTTTGCTACCAGGTTCAGCACCCATGTCTTCACCAACAGTAAGTCCACTTGCCCATTTAAGATATTCCATGCCAGCTTCTGCGCTACGCCATGTTCTCCAACGTAGCCAACCCTTACGCCACCAAGGCACTTCGAATTTAGTTTTAGCATCGTCACTCCATATACAGTGGTGCCATGCTTGTTCTATTTCAACAAAGTCCACAAGCTCATTGAACATGCAAGGAAGAAAGCGATTGCCCACATCGCACCAGTTGCCCGGTTTGATGTCTCGAGGATGTGCGGTAAGAGCATGGCTGTGAGAAATCCAGCGGTTATTAATGTAATAGCGAACATCATTTAGTCGATCCGGTATATAGTAGACAAATTTTTGGACATAGTCTAGTCCTTCTTCAGCCAACCACCAACGAACAGGATATGCGGCCTTGGCACGAGTTTCCCAGTCGTTCCATTCCTCGCCAGTACCACACTTTAGTTTTGTGGTGCCACGAAGCCAGTCTGCAAATTTTGAACATGTCCAATAATGATTACGCATTTTTATTCCTTAATTATTTTCTACCGCCAAACAACTGTAATAGATTGATAAACAGATTGATAAAATCCATGTAGAGGCTCAATGCACCTGATATTTCTACAGCGGGACTAGTATCCACTGAAACCATTTCACGTATGCGTTGCGTGTCGTAGGCAGTTAATCCTAGAAAGATAATAATAGCCAGGGCTGAGATCACAGTTGCCATCACTGAACTGCCAATGAAGATGTTGACAATGCTAGCGATCACAATGGCAATCAATCCTATGAACATAAACTGACCCATGCTTTCTAGACTGCGTTTAGTGAAATAACCATAGCCACTCATTACAGCAAATAGTATGGCTGCACCCATAAATGCTGACACAATACTACCCATAGTGAATACAGCAAAGATTGTAGCAAAGCTGAGGCCCATAAGTGCCGCAAATCCATGTAAGCATAATTGAGCAACTGGTTTACTAGGGTTGTTACCTAGTACATAGCTAACACCAAATATTGCTGCCAGTGGAGCAAAGATAACAATCCATTTTAATACACCAGTAAAAAAGAATTGTAGTAATTCTGGACTAGAGCCTACAAAGTAACTGACCAACATTGACACAACGACTGCTAGACTCATGTGTCCATAAACTCGTCCCATTGCTTCATTAATTTCACCTGCGGAGCGATAGTTTAACATCCCGCCATCTACATAGTTTGCACCAAACATATTATTCATTCCTTATAGTAATTAAAATTAAGTACACATCTAAATTTTGTATCTGTACTAGATGTACCTGTATGTTTTATTGTAGCATCAAATTCAACAAATCTGTTGGCTACAGATTCTATTTTTTGTCCATTTTCAAACAACGTATTACATCTCTAACAATTATTTAACAAACGGCCCAAATTTTAAATAATATTCCGTAAGTTTTTTCTTCTCTAGTTCTGCAACAATTGCATATTGATATCCGTATTGATATGTATCCATATGCCTGTGCCATTCGGGTTTATCTATAGCGTGTTCCATAATAAACTTACCCTTTTCACTTTCTTGCCATTCCCAAAGTGGCCCAGCGGCATATAAATCTGGATCGTCAACATCACCCATGCTGAATTTATGTACGACTACTTTATGTATTTCTTCAACATGACGATACCCATCTTTATCGTATTCCTGCCATCTCACTGTCCCCATACCAAATAATACACCGTTATAAATTTTTCAGCATCACGTTTATTTTTGAATTTCCATATGTTCCATGCTGTTCGTGAAGCTCGACCTTCTAGTTGTTCTACGGCCCAGTTAACCTGTTCGTCTAGATTAGAACTAGGGTAATAATTACCTGCATCGTCTTGTGATGAATAATCTTCAAAAATGGACAGTGTCCAACCACTTCTAGATTTTACAAGTTGTGGTTTGATAGTGATTTCTCTCAACTTTGACCACTGCATCATTACCTGATCAAGTGTTTGAGCTAGTATCATTCTTTTTTCGTTTTACAAACTGACGCTTTCTAGGTTTATGAGGACTGATACTATTTAATGGGCTGTGCATTTGTGCTTTTTCTGCCCTTTCAATAGCGGCATGTATTTGTTCAGCAGTTGGTTCATTTTCTTCCTGAGATCGATCTTGATTAATTTCTTTGGCAATTTCAGTAAGCATGTTAGGCATTTCTACAGGAATTTTCATACCTACTGTTTTTAGATATCGGCCGTTTTCTCGAACTTGTTTTATGTCTAACTTACGAAACAAATTAATTGGGCCAGTTGCATCTGGACTTATTTGATCAAAGTCTCGTACTTCGTATACGTCATCAATACCAGTTTTTAGTTCGATGACGTAAAGTTCGCGATCAGGGTTATGTCCTTCTTTTAAATGTTGTAGGTCAATAATCTCTACGACCCTGCCTTCAACAAGTTTAGGTTCGCCTAAATGGATCCATACTTTATCTTTAATATTATATTCTTTTTTCTTCATGTCATTAGATAGGCAATACCTATGTAGGTTAATTGATGAGCCATTTGATCTAGTCCTAGATGATTCCAGAAAGCAGGAGTATTAATGTCTCTATTACTGTAATTCATTTTTGCCCAATCAATATGATAATGTAGCACAAAATCAATAAAGGCAAGTATACCGGCTAGAGCAATATACGGGAGTCCAGCAATTGCTATCAAACAAAACATTGTTCCGATTGCGTGTTTTGCACTGTGATTTACTCCCGGAGCATCTCCGTATATACCCTTGCTAGCTACTTCTATAGCAGTTTGATTAACAAAGTCAATATACCAATGTTTAACCTGTAATAGGACTAACAATAGTAATGCTTCATTTATCATTCTGCTACCTTTTCCTTTGTTTTAAGTTCTAGTAGATCTTTAACAAATTTAATAGCTTTACGATCTGTATCATAGACGAACTCTTGATCTTCGTCGTCGCTACGCAGAGTAACAATAACACCGTTTCGTACTTTGCGTATTTCAATAGACTCGTAATTCATAATTTACCTTTATTGTCCTTCAACGGACAGGTTATAGTTAAAGTGAAAAATTCCGATATGTGCAATTTCTCTGCTGAGTTCTTGATCGCACCAAATTTCGAAACCTGCTTTTTGAACCTGCTTGCAGAAGAAAATGTCTTCGCCAATTTCTAAATTAAGTTCAGGAACAAATTCTTGTAAGTAGTATGGGCCTTGTATTTTTTCATACACTGATCGATGTACTAATACCATTCCATGCGGAAGGACATCAATTTTTTCCATTGGTGGACTTTGATCAGTAGTTACAAATTCTGTAAAACTGCCCGGCTGACCCAACATACCGGTAAAGTTAGGATTTGGAAAGCGTCTACGTCGATAGTTAGCACCTACAATTGGAACGTTTCTTTTGAGTAGTTTTAATGGAGAATCAATTGGAAACTTCATATCGCTATCTACCCACCAGATGTAATCAAAATCGCTTTTCATAAAAATGTCAGCAAGATTACGTCTAGCAATAGTAATTACACTACCAATGTTAAATGCACAATTAATTTTAATTCCATTAGCCACCATATTAGCCGCGGCCATTGCTAGGTGTTGTGCAAATTCTGCATTGACCATTTCCATTGCCGGACATGCAATCATAACACTAGGTTGTTTATTTGCCTGCGGTAACTGCTTTGGAGCCCCAGCCGGATTTGAATTACCTTGTCCGGGAAAAGGGTTAAATTTAGTCAATGGTGGTTTTGTTGCCGCGCCTGCTGGCATTTGACGCTTTTCTGGAATTGTCTGTTTTGTTGGGATATTAAGTTTACCTTTAGTCATTGCGATCCTTGTTTTTTATAATTATCTTACCGCAGGGGCCACATTACGTGAAACTGAGTTCCCGGCTTACTGTTTCTTTTACAACTTCATGGTCCATCCAAGTAACATCTTCATTTTTACCCCAATTGACCTTCATTGTTTCTTGCCATTCGTGTGCTTTTTTAAGAGCTTCATCCATCGAGGATGCTTCTACATCAAAAACAAAACGAATGTCTAAATCTACTTTAAATCTATCTTGGCTCATGTTATTTTCCTGCTTAAAAGTGGTGTTGCTGTAATCTAAATTACCAATGTCTTCTAGATATTCTAGAATGAGTTCTTCAGTATCAACGTGCGTAAATGACACATCATCCCAGGCATTATTAGGGTCTATGTTTCTCTCCTTACACTCTTTATAATATTCAATACGAAAGTTAGGATTGATCCAACGATATGCAAACTCTTGTTTTGGAACCTCTACAGAAATTTCATAAACTTCTTGGGTCAATCGATCGTATACACAAGACGCATACGGTTTCCCTTCCGTGTCCTGGAAATCTAGAAATTGTGAGTTAGGACCGTAACACACCCAACCATATTGGTCTCCACCGGAGATTCTACTGCCTGCGGAATTGATTACATTATTAAATTTCATAATTTATGATACTATACAATAAAAATATTGTCAAATTAATTTAAACCAAAGTGAGCCTTAATGGCTTCTACTTCGGCAGTGGCCTCTGTACCTTCAAGTACAGTAATACATTCGTTGATACCCGACATGAGTAATCCAAACGTATCAATTCCAGTTGTTGGATAAAGACCGTCTGTTTTAACCTGTATACCTTGTGCTTCAAACAATTTTTTTAAATTTTCATTCATCATTTTCTTTCTCTAGTTGGTTCATGAATACAGTAAGTTGCTCGATTAAATTTTTACAACCCTCACGATTCATAGTAAGTGTACTAATACCCGTTTTAAAAGTTACACGATTTTCGCTAGTAACTCCAATGTTATAGTACTCTTGTTCCTTTTCAGGAGGTGCAATCACAGGTACAATCACATTAGTTTCCGGAAATTGAAGTACATTGCTATACCCGGGTTTCTTAAACCATTTAAACATTTTATTTTCCGTTAGTAGCAACAGTCGGAGTTACAACACCGTTGATAACCAGGGTCTGACCTTTGAAGTTGGCAATGGCACCTGGCAAAGCTCGCATGGCATCTGCTTCAGCTTCTGCCTTCAGCAATGGAATTGCCATTGGGTTGGCCTGCATTGACTCGTTGCGCTTACGGGCTGTGGCCACTTTGACTTCTTCAGTCTTAAACTCGTTCTTGGCCTTGACCAATTCGTTGGCACTGGCAACAACAGAGTCAGCTGGTACAATATTACGGATTAGCACTTGACTAATACTGATACTACCGTCCAACTTTTCCTCGGCAAGATTGCGAACAATTTCTTCCTTGATAAAGGTTTCCATGTCGCTACGAGCATCTGCCATGTCCAGGGCCTCGTACTTACGAGCGGCCTTGTAGATAGCGTTACGAGCATTCTGCACAATGTAATTGT